TTAAAATCCCTCATACAAGAATAAGAAAGTCAGAGCTTGAAAGATTCTTCAGGGATAACGAGGGAAAGGATTTAACGAATCCGAATGAACCAAAGGATATTGTAATTTAGGAAAGGAGGATAATATGCGGCGAGTAGGTTTGATAATTTCTTACAACAAGAGAATTAATGAGAATCTTCGAATTGGTAACACGGAGCTGGCTGCCAAATGGTACACAAGGCTGAGATTGTTGGAGATATTCAGCTTTGTGCCGGAAGGAGCTTACAGACTTCCAACAATATAAAAAAGAGCCGCTTGGACCAGCGGCTCAAACCAAATCGACAAGTTGCGTAACAACTTGAATACATAATAAATCATTTTAAGAATAAAGTCAATATTTGATGTGAATATCAAGAAAAATAATGGGGAGAAATCCCCATAAAAACTTGATTGTATTAATTAAGTTAAGAACCAAGGAGACAATTTTTAATGCCATACATAAAGGAAATATGTATAGCAGGTAGCGTAATAACAATAAGACGATATCACACCCTTAGATATAACTGTCGAGGGGAAAGAAGGGAGAGCCGGGAGAAGGTAACAACAGCGAAACAGGAAACCATAAACCGGAGACTGGCAGAAAGGAAACTGGCGGCAAAGATGAATACCAATTTTACAGATGAGACAGGAATGTTGGTTACATGGACTTATGCCAGGGAGAGCCGACCTCCCACACCTGATGATATGACAGTAGATATTCGCAATCTGCTAAAAGCTTTGAGGAGAGAATTTGAGAACATTGGTCCTCTAAAGTACATCTATGTTAAAGAGATAGGAAGCAAGGGAGCGCATCATATTCACATGATCATGAGTGTATGTGATGTGCGTGTATTAAAGAGATGCTGGAACAAAGGGTTTGTCCATGTAAAGCCGCTGGACAGTGACAATGACTACACAAGAATTGCACAGTATTTTGTTAAGTATGCCAACAAGACAGAGGAAACTCTTGGCAGAAGAATAGGAAAACGCTGGAATTCTTCAAGGAATTTAAAAGAACCAGTAATTGTAAAGCAGGTAGTTAATGCAAATACATTTGCGGATAAAACAAGGAGAAGCACAATACGCAAGTACGAGAAACAAGGATATTACATGGTAAAGGATTCTGAGAAAAACGGAATATCTGAGATGGGCTTTAGATATTACGAAGTGAAGTTCCGGCGGCATAGAGGAAGGGAGTGTGGTTAGTGCAAAAAGTAGATGTATATATAAAAACAAGTGTAAGAGGACCAGCGGTAAAGAAGCATGCAGCGTACATGTATGTCTTAAAGATAGTTATTAATGGCAAAGAGTTCATTAGAAACGGCAAGGACACGCTTGAAAATGTTACAGAGAATCAGGCGGCATTGCAGGCAATAATACATGCACTTATGCGTTTCCATGAAAACTGTGAAATCCGCATAAATACAGAATGTGAGCATGTGTTAAACAGTTGTAGAAATGCTTGGCCACAACAGTGGGAAAAGGACGGTTGGAAGAAAAAGACAGGCAAGCCAGTAAAGAATGCGGATTTGTGGCAGCAGTACCTAAATGTAAGCCGAGGGCATGTTATAAGCTGGTCGGATGAGCCACATGATTTTACAAAGTGGATGGAATATGAGCTTAAGAAGATGGAGGTTGCTTATGGCAACATGTGAAGAGAAAAGAATTAAAAGTGAACTTGACAAGCTTGAGTGGCTAAGACAGGCAATACTTTCATATACCCCAGATAACAGCGTAGAAAATACAAATATGAGGGTGCATAACTTAACAGAAGTAACGGGGCATATAGCAAAGCTTAAGAGAGAACTGTACGAGTGCCAAAACCCAACTACATATTAAAAATGGGAATGGCGCAAATCCGCATAAATACAAAATGGGAGTAACATTTTACTCCAAATATATCTACACGGTACTTATTCACGCACAGATTAAGAATATATCACAGGTTTTTTATCTGGCAAGGTAGTCCTCCCGGCATGACCGGGAGGGGAAAGGAGAGTATGAGCAAACAGAGTAGGGCAAGAGAATTTAATAAAAATGCGAGACAAGCAATTATTGAGAGAGATATGGGAAAATGCATCTTTTGTCAAATGAAGTATCACATAGATGAAGCAGATAGCTTTGCGTTAAGAATATTTTCAATAATGCATTATATACCGAGAGCACATAACGGTCTTGGAATACCGGAGAATGGAGCGATAGGCTGTCAGTTTCATCATGATATGCTTGACAATGGAAAACAAGGAAGGCGAGAAGAAATGCTGGAGATGTTCAAGAGATACCTTAAACAGTTCTACCCTTCATGGGATGAACAAGATTTAGTATACAGAAAATGGAAGGAGTAAATATGTTTGATACATTTGGAGAATTTGATAGTGCAGAGGAAATAAATAAGGCGGCAGCAGGGCAACTGGCGCAGGGGGATACACAGGCAATAAAGGACATTGCAAGAGAAAATGGCCTTGATCCGGCCGATGCAGAGGATTATATAGACGGAGAGGTATCGGAACTGTGCAATCCACTTATGGCGGCGCTGGGAAAAATAAAGATTGAAGAGGAGGAACTTAAGCCAGTTGAGATAGTACAGGATTGGATAAATTATATAAAAGCACAGGTTACAGAGCATCCTGATATGGCTGTGGCAGTACGCAGGAAGGGAAAAACAGTAAAAGGCTGTATAGCGGAGCTTCTTAAGTGGAGTTTTAAAAATTGTTATCCGGTAGATAAGGATATTGTTAAGGCAGCAGGCATAGGAACACCAAGTGTAAAGATGGGAATACCAGGAATGGGAAGAGCATATGAAATCATAAAGGCTTATTACCTTGGAGGTACGAGATGCAGATAAAGAAGGCAATAGCATATCAGGGCAGGTTTCCAAGAAATGATAAAGAATTATCTCTGGTTGCAGATATTGTAGATATAGAGCCAGGGAATAAATATCTGATAGTAGACCTGTATAGTGACCGAAACCATATTTACAGAATGATTATGTGTAATGATGGTTATATTCACTATGATTATACTGATAATAAAACAGACAGGAAAAGTGATTGGAACAATCCATATAGAGCAGTTATTAGTGAAGCGTATATATCAAAAAGAGATGCAATGATAATAAAACAGTATGCAGAGGATATGGGAATAGATAAGCCATATAGAAAGCGAGCAAAAGACTATATTGACAGCATAGAAGACTATATTGAAAGAAAAAAGATAGGAACCCAGGACTTAAGGAAAGAAGCAGAAATGCAGAACCTATTTAAAATGGTTCCAAGCATACCTGAAAAACTGTTAGATGCAATTGAAATGCATGCTGACAGGTGCAATCTAATCTATTATAAGCGACATGGAAATTATGCAGATTATAAATGCTGCCAGTGTGGACAAAAATATACATTGAGAAATTCTGATTCAGAAGGATTTGAACCGGTGAAAATATATCCTGTTCCGAGAGATGGAGAAGACTTCACGTGTATAAAATGTGGCAAGAGCGCTCGCTTAAAACCATTAGGAAGAGCAAAAACAACACATCAGGAGTTTAATACTGTTTTATATCAGACAGCTGCTGATGAAACATTGATAGCGAGAATATTCTATACGGATGTTACGAGAGACGAATTTGTTTCATGGAGGATAGCCACATCGGAAAAATTAAGAATGTTTCTTTTTCTTGGAAAGATAAGGATATATTATCACGGATATTCTAATAACTGGTATCCAGTGCGGGAATTAGATTACAACTCAATTTCAACATTAACGATGGTTGGAGAGGAAGACATAAAAAATAGCTGCTTAAGATATATGCCATATAAGTTATACACATTACTTAATCAGGGTGGGGATAGTTATACGGCAATTAATATGCATAAATTAATAGCAATAGAGAGTTATGCCAGATGTACACAGTTAGAGACTCTTTATAAGAATGGTTTTGAAGGTATGTGCAGACAGATATTGTGGCATAAAGGAAGAACCAGAGAGATAAAAAAGAGTGAAGTAGAGCTGCACAGGATATTAAAAATTACAAAAGAACAGCTTGCCTGGTTAAGACAAGCTCCCAAGCAAGGCTTTTCACAATTGAAAATGATACAATTTGCAGATTCAAAAAAGATTGCGATTAAAGATTATGGGATGTTGTCTGAACTATGGGGGTCATATGGTGGCGAAGGTGAAAGATTAGAGAAAGCATTGAAATATCAAAGTTTGCAGAAATTGTATAACTTTATAAGTAAAAATTCAAAAGATTATTTTGAAAGTATGGATAGTACCCTGAGAGAATATGTTGATTATCTGAAAGAGCGTGAAGCTGGGGGATATGATATGACAAACAGTGTGTATATTAGACCTAAACACTTGCACCAGACATATATGCAATTAAGAGAAGAGACTGAACGTAAAAGAGATGAAACATATCTAAGTAAAATGGCTGATAAATATCCAGAGATAGCTGTTCGTTCACAGAAAATTCCGGCAAGATATACATGGGAAAATGATGGATTAATGATAAGACCGGCCAAAGATGCAATTGAAATTGTAATGGAAGGGAGAATTCTTCATCATTGTGTAGGTTCAGATAGTCAGCGTTATATGGATAATTACAACAAAGGAAAGGCTTGGATAATGGTGCTGAGAAAGAAGGAATTCCCAAACATACCATATATAACGATAGAACTGCAGTGTAATACTATAGTTCAATGGTATGGGAAAAATGATACAAAGCCAGACAGGAAAATAATAGAAGCTTTTCTGAAAAAGTATATTGAACACATTAAACCTAATAGAACAAAGAAAACGGCATAAGAAAGGAAAAAACATGATAGAGATAATACCTACAGGAACATTTGATGAGTGGCAGCAGGCATTGGATACGGAATTTAGTAAGAGTGCCGAGAGCTTTATAAGAATAGGCTATCTTTTAAAAGTGGCCAGAGATACGGATATTCTTAAGGATACACCGTATGCAAATGTAATAGATTATGCAAAGACAAGATATGGCTTGGATAAGACACAGGTGTCCCGCTTTATAGCCATAAATGAAAGGTTTGGAAGTAAAGAAGATGATTCTACCCTGGAGGACAAATATAAAGGATTTGGGTATGCCAAGCTTGCTTTAATGCTTAATATGCCAGATGAAATCATACAAGAAATATCCCCGGATTATTCTAAATCTGAAATAGAGGACATTAAGAAGGAAATCGATGAGGAAAAGAAGATATCTGACATAGAGGTTTTGATCGAGGGCAAAGATGAAAGCGTGAAAGAACTTAATGAGCTTGAGCAGGTATTGCATCGACTGTTCTATGACAATCCAGAACTGTTTACAAAGATACATACATCAGCGTATGAGACAGAGGAATTGGTAGATATACTGGCTCCTACAGGCGAAATGATATATTCAGTCCGTCTTCCGGGGGTTGGCCGCCTTATGTTAAGTATTAAGGCAGACTCTGGCAGAATAACGATAACCAATGTGCGAAGCATGGAAAAGACAGAATGGAACATAGAGAGCCTTGCGGAATCCGTAATAAATATATTTAGTATGGCAGCGGATACAGAAAATCCGGCTAAGGCATGGACGAGCATCTATAAAGAGGAATATCCGAAAAAAGCAGAAGTTGCACTGGTACAACAGGAAAAGCCAGTGCAGAGAAAAGAAAAGAAGGTGCAGAAAGCCAAGATTGAGAAACCTAAGCCACAGCCGGTAGAAGAGAATGCGGAAGAGGAGCAGATACCAGGACAGGACAGCGTGCTTAATCATCCGGAGTATTTACCGGAAAACGGCAATAATAAGGCAGATTCCAAAGAAAATGCGCAGGAAACAGATACATTTGTGGATAAGCAGCAGGAAAAACCGCCATATTCTGAAAAAGTTTCTGTAGAGAAAGAAAAAACGGAGTCAAATATGCAAACAAATGCGATAAATACAGAATGTGAGGACGAAGTAGACGCACTTGGAAACTACATGAATTGCTGGGAGGCGATATGTGATGCACACCGTAAGATCGCCATATTTATCGAGGATTACAGCACACCTGATACAACACCAGATAATATGCGAATAGAAGCAGCAAGAATAAATGCAGTTACATTGGCGGAAGAATTGGAACAGCTAAAAGCTTTGTAGACCGCATAAATACAGAATAAGGAGAATGATTATGATTAAATGTGATAAAGGAATAATCAAAATGGAGGGAACACCCGCACTATTAACAGCAGAATTAGGAGTAATAACAAGGGAAGTGTATAGAGGCATGATTAGAGCAGGACTCTCGGAGAATTTTGCTAAGAGCAAAATAGAGCATATGCAGGAAATTGCCCTGATGACGGATGAAGAATTTGAAAAAGAGAAGGAGAAGACTTTGGATGAAAAAGCAGAGAAACTTGCAGATATGATACTAAAAAGCATGGTTATATGGAGGTAAATATGACGACAGGAATAATATGTTTTATAGCCGGCTTTATAACGGCATGGGTAATATCAGCATTATGTAATGCAGGAAGGGGAAACTGGGATGAATAGAGATTGTATTATGATTAATCTGGAGCAGAAAGATTGTAAGGGGCTTATTGAGTTATATTGCGCCAAGGAGGATAAGCCTTGCCCATTCTATAAGCCAGCGGATAAATACAACAGAGATGGTAGCAGGAAAGGAGAAAGATAAGTGGAGAGTCTTATGAAAAAAATTTTAGTAGTCATGTTATGCCTAACATTATGTGTTGGAATGGCAGGGTGTACTAATACAGACACCGGCAGTAAAGACTATGATAGACATTCAAAATTGATTCAAATTGAGGGCGAGAATGATTTGTATTATTACTCTACAACTCATATTGTTTACATAACTTTTAATAAATACGCAGTGTATTCTGGCTATGGATATATGGCACCGTATTATTCAGAAAACGGCAAATTATGTATTTATGACACTGAAAACAAAGCTATTATCGAAATAGGAGAATAGATAATGCGGAAAACTATTCCTAAAAAGATCAGAAAAATTGTGTATCAAAAATACAATGGCCATTGTGCATATTGTGGCTGTGAGATACCGGAAAAAGGATTTAATGTAGACCATCTTCATTGTTTAAGAAATTATGAGTATACCGAAGAATTCACGGGTATAGATGTACACGATATAAGCAATATGATGCCAGCTTGCGGTTCCTGCAATCGATATAAGGCAACGATGGACCTAGAGACATTTAGAGAACAATTACAGAAAATACCAGACAGGCTAAAAAGGGATGTGTGTACTTACAATATCGCTGTGAGGTTTGGTTTGGTTCAGGAAAAACGAGAGCCAATAAAATTTTACTTCGAAAAAATGAAAAAAACAGGAATGACAGAAGTCACAGGCAAGGATTTCAAGTCCGAATACATAATTTTAAAAAATAAAATTAAGACAAAACAGTGTAGCATAGAATATGCACAAGGATATTTGTACTGCTTAATAAATATGTTTGTGACTGATGATAGTCTGTATGATGAATATTCAAAGGCAATAGATGACATAGGAGTGAGGTGATTATATGTGGAAAATAACAAAGAAAGACGGTAGTACAGTAGAGATAGAAAGAGATAACAGCCTTGTAGTATACATAAATGAGCTTAATAACGAATCAGATCTTGGTGAGATAGTAAAGATAGAGAGGTGTCCGGATGAGCAAAAGACGACATAAGCACCTGAATGAATATACATGTTGTGAGCAGTGCTCTAACAGCGTGGCAGCAGACGGAACATATACATGCAATAGAAAGACGATAATAGAGAATTATATGTCAGCGGAAGAAAATAAAGCGTGCAAATCGGAATATGAAGGACTTAGGGGTGTACCTGAAACTCTAGGAGGTCTTGGAGATGCAAGATTCTACGAAAAGGAATGAGATTGTTTATCGAATACATTGCTTAAACGACGAAGGATATGTCAAGGTTGCGAAAGACTTTGAAACGACCGAGGATGCACAAGAATACATAGAAAAACATAAACGCATAAAAGAAAATTATCCACTGATATTCGCTGAACCGCGAGAATAAATTAGAAAAAGAGGAACAATAAATGCTAACATTACCAATAAAAACGAGATGGTTCGACATGATTCTTTCTGGAGAGAAGAAAGAAGAGTATCGAGAAATAAAAAAATATTACGAAACAAGATTCCAGAATCTGTTCGGAGCCATAACCATACATCCATTATATCCACCAGACAATTTCTTAGATAGAAGCGAATTTGAGTTATTGCAAGGAGAGGCAGTACCAGAGGAGATAAGAAAAGACGGCATCCAGGAGATTATTTTCCGCAATGGTTATTCAAAGGATTCTAAAGCAATAAAAGCAAGATGCAGATTAAGGATTGGAAGAGGGAGACCAGAGTGGGGAGCTTCGCCGGATAAGCAGTATTATATTTTAGAAATCTTGGATAAGAAAGAACTGGCAGCAGATAAGAATATTTTACATAAGGCAGGTGATGAACGACTTGAAAAATGACAATATAAAAGATCTTCTTAAGCAGTACAATGATTTGGTCAAGGAGAAACAGGAAATACAGGCTGCAATTGATAAGATACAAAGAGAACTTGATAAAATGGAAGCTGAAGGCTATACGGAAAAGGATAGTGTTACAGGCGGGGATGGGGGTAAGCAGCATTTTCAGGTGGAAGGCTTCCCTTATCCGGCATATTCACGGAAGAAAACACTTCTTTTAGTGCGACAGCGGCAGCAGATGGATGTTAAAGAAAAGATAGATACGCAGATTAATCTAATAGAGCAATGCATAAATGAAATTGACAACAGTAGAATGAGGCGGCTTATAACATTAAGATACATAGAAGGTTTATCCTGGGTACAGGTAGCAAGAAAGATGGGAAAACACCACACAGCAGATGGTTGCAGAATGGCAGTAGAAAGATTTTTAGCAAAAATTTAAAGTTTGTTCGCTCTGTTCGTTTTGTCTGTGTTAATATCTAAACTGGACTTGATGGACAGCATGATTTCTCCATTATTAAATATTAACACCCCCGGTAAGACACTGGCTTAAGGCTGGTGTCTTTTTTGTATGCCAAGAAAGGAGCTGATTGTGTGAGGTTAACAGATAAACAACGGAAATTCTGTGATGAATACCTTATAGACCTTAATGCCACACAAGCGGCTATTAGGGCGGGGTACACAGAAAAGTATGCAAATACAAATGCATCAAAATTACTACAAAATACTACAATTTCACAGTATATAGGAGAGAGACAAAAAGAGCTATCGCGCAAGACGGAGATTACTCAGGAGCGAGTAATCAGGGAACTTGCCTTGATAGCTTTTTCTAATACAGCAGATTATGCACATGTAGTCGAGAAGAAGATGAAAGCAGAAGTAGGTGGCATACTTGTAGACATACTGAATGAGGACGGCAAACCTGCTACATACAGGACTGTAGAGCCAGTATTGACAGAAGAACTTACAGAAGAACAAAAGCGTGCATTAGCTGTTATTAAGAAAGGGCGAGATGGATTAGAGGTCAAGCCATGTGACAAGGTAAGGGCATTGGAGCTTCTTGGCAAACATCTTGGAATGTTCACGGATAAGATAGAAGCAAATATAAACGATTCTGTAAAAAATGAGCTTGCAGAGCTTCTTGCTCAACGTAAAGCAAGGGGTGAGCCTGATGCTTCTAAGTGATAAGTATTGGGATTACATAGATACACCGGCAAGAGCAGAATTCCTTGAAGGTTCTACTGCATCAGGTAAGACAACAACAGTTGCCGTGAAGTTTATCATGAATGTAGCAGAATCAGATATGAAGCTGCATGTTATAGCCGGTAATACAACAGGTGTTATTGAAAAGAATATAATCAATGCAGATATGGGATTACTTCAGATATTCCCTAATTTGGAATACTGTGGAAACGGTGATAAAGAGAATAAACTTCCACATATTAAATTCAAAACTGGCAGCAGTACAAAGATAATATATATTCTCGGTTACGATAATGCCAGCAAGTGGAAAAATGCACTTGGAAGCCAGTTTGGATGTGTATGGGTTGATGAGTGCAACACAGCCAACATAGATTTTATACGAGAGATATTTGGCCGTTCCGAATACTTTGTAGGCACTCTTAATCCGGATGCACCTACATTACCCATATACAGCGAATATATTAATCACGCAAGACCGATTGATAAGTACAAGGCAGATGTGCCAGAAGAGATATGGAAGGATCTTAACAGCTGTGAGCCTATTAAAGACTGGGTATATTGGTTCTTTACATTTGAAGATAATATATCCATGACACCAGAGAAGATAGAACAGAAAAAATTGAGCTATCCTCCTGGCACTAAGATATATAAGAATAAGATATTGGGATTAAGAGGCAAGGCTACAGGTCTTGTCTTTTCTAATTTCTGCAGGCGGCATGTTATTACGAAGGAACAGGCTAAGGCATTTATTAAGCGAGAATATGACGACAAGCAGACAGAATGGTTTGTAATATATACAAGCGGTCTTGATACGGCATATTCAACCAAGAGTCCTGATACTATTGCTATGTCCTTTATGGGAATAACCAACAAAGGCAAGTTGATAGTACTGGATGAAAAGGTATATAACAATGCGGCTCTTGATATACCAATAGCTCCAAGTGATACAGTAAGGAATTACATAGACTTCCTGGAGCGTAACAGAAAAGAATGGGGTGGAATGTCAAAGAATGTGTTTATAGATAATGCTGATCAGGCAACGATAACAGAGTTTGCCAAGTACAAGAGAGAACACATTGACTGCCAGTATATATTTAACAATGCGTATAAGAAAGTAACCATAATCGATAGAATTAACTTACAGCTTGGCTGGATGTCCTTTAACGACGAAAAGGGCAAAGAGCCAAGTTATTATGTTGTAGATACATGCACGAACTACACAGGGGAACTGCAGGTATACAGTTGGCTGGAAGATAAAGACTGTGAGCCGGAAGATGGAAATGACCACATGGTAAACAGTACGCAATATGGCTGGATACCATACAGGGACAAAGTTGGAGTAGAGAATAGATAGGAGAGTGAGAGAGGTGAGCATATTTAATACTATGGCTGATAAGATAAGAGATGGAATAAGGACATGGTTGCGTGTGCAGCCGGCACAGAGAGGAATAATTAATATACAGGAAATCTTCGACTTTGAAGGTAATGCCATTAAGAATCATATATGGTACAGAGGTGTAAGCGAAGAGCTGTCGCAGCTGTATGATCAGATTGATGGAGATAAGACAAGATTCTGGGCTGCAAAATGCTCTCCGGGATTAGCGATAAGAAAGATACATGTAGGATTACCTGCAATGCTGGTTGATATGCTTGCGAGTATTGTTGTTGCGGATATGAACGAGGTAGACGTTGGCAGCAGGCAGTCAGACTGGGATAAGATAGCAGAAGAAAATGACTTTACAGAGCTTATAAAACAGGCAATCTCAGATACCCTTATTGTTGGAGATGGAGCATTTAAGCTATCCATAGACACAAACCTCAGCCAGTATCCAATCATAGAGTTTTATCCCGGCGACAGGGTAGAGATAATAAGAGAGCGCGGCAGAGTTAAAGAGGTTGTGTTTAAGACAGTATATACAGTTAAGAATCAGGAATATATTTTACTTGAAACATATGGTAAAGGCTATATTACATATATGCTCACAAGAGACAATAAAGAATGTGATATCAGCACTGTGCCAGAGCTTGCAGGTTTAAGACCTGTAACATGGGAAGATAAAAGCTTTATGATGGCAATACCTCTTATGTTCTATAAATCAGCAAAGTTCAAGGGTAGAGGCAAGAGCATATACGACAGCAAAATAGATGAATTTGACGCGTTAGATGAAGCATGGAGCCAGTGGATGGATGCCTTAAGACATAACCGTACAAAGGAATATATACCAGAGAATTTACTTCCACGAAATCCAAGTGATGGAGCTGTTATGCTGCCAAATTCATTTGATAACGCTTATATACAGTATTCATCTCCTATGGCAGAAGGCGCAAATTATAAGATTGAGAGAGAACAGAGCGAGATACCACATGAAGGGTATCTTGCTACATATATCACGGCATTGGACCTTTGCTTACAGGGAATCATGAGCCCTTCTACATTAGGAATAGATGTAAAGAAGCTTGATAATGCAGAAGCACAGAGGGAGAAGGAAAAAGCAACGCTGTACAGTAGGAATAATATTGTAAATCAGCTCCAGAAGGTTCTTCCGAAGCTTGTAAAAATGACATTGCAGGCGATAGATACACTTAATAATTCAACAACACAGGACATTGATGTTGATGTGACATTTGGTGAATATGCGAATCCTAGCTTTGAGAGCCAGGTTGAGACAGTGAGCAAAGCCAAGCAGGGAGGCATTATGAGTGTAGAAGCGTCCATTGATGAGCTGTATGGAGACACTAAGGATGATGACTGGAAACAGGAAGAAGTTGCAAGGCTTAAGGCAGAACAGGGAATTGAACAGATGACAGAACCGGAACTTAATACAGAATTAGATGGATTTGAAGTGGAAAGCTTTTGATGAGGTAGCCTATGTTAAATACGGACTATGATATAGAGAAAGCATTTAAAGCCATAGAAGATGAGCTGATTGATTCCATGATGCGTAATCTTGCAAGCCATAGAGCAGAAGAGACAGATATGGGTTTTAACTGGTCACAGTGGCAGGTAGAACAGCTTAAGGCTCTGGAAAAGTATAAGGCACAGAATAAAAAGAAGTTCACGAAGTCATTTAGCAACATAAATGACTCTATTGATGCAATGATATTTGCAGCCAGGCAGGAAGGTGGAACAGAACAGGAGCAGAAAATATTAAGAGCATTAAAGAAAGGGTTGAAAGCATCTAAGGTGTCGCAAGGCGCTGAGGGTGCTTTTTTCAGATTGAATACAAGGAAGCTCAATGCCTTGATTAAAGCAACGAAATCAGATTTTAACAGGGCAGAAAAAGCAATGCTTAGAATGTCGGAGGATAAATATCGACAGATAATATTTGATGCTCAGGTCTATGCGAATACAGGCGCAGGAACATATGAGAAGGCTGTGGACATGGCTACAAAGGACTTTCTTAAGGCAGGTATCAACTGTATTGAATATGCAAATGGCGCAAGGCATACCATGAAAGACTATGCCAAGATGGCAATTCAGACAGCTAACAAGCGTGCATATCTGACCGGAGAAGGCGAAATGAGACAATCATGGGGAATTAGTACAGTTATCATGAATAAGCGTGCTAATGCCTGTCCTAAGTGCCTTCCGTTTGTTGGAAAGATTCTCATAGATGATGTGTGGAGTGGAGGTAAGGCATCTGATGGTCCTTATCCACTTATGTCTTCTGCTATGGCAGCAGGGCTTTACCATCCTAACTGTAAAGACATACATACAACATACTTTCCTGAACTTGATGATGAGCCTGATAGCAAGTTTTCCAAGAAAGAGCTTGAGCAGGTCAAGGAAGATTACAAGCAGGACCAGAAACAGCAATATGCAGGCAGAATGGCGGAGCAGTACGGCAGACTGTCAGAGTATTCACTTGATCCGGATAATAAGAGAATGTATGCGGCGAGGAAGGAGCAGTGGGAAAAACAGGAATATGGTGCTATTGATGAATACACATCATCAAAGAAAGAATATGATGCACAAGTTCACAAGTTAGCTAAACTTGAAAAGGAAACAGACAATGCACTTAATGCTTATATGGATGTTATGGATACACCTCAAGCAGCAGAGTATGAAGAGGTATTTAATAAAAAATTTGATGAAACAGAAAATCTGAAACAGATAGTTAAAGATTTGAAAGCAGGATTGTCAGGAAAAGAAGCAAAAGCTGTTAGACAGATGGAAAAGGAACTTTCTTTAAGAACTGGAATACCAATAGATAAAGTTGAAATGTCAGGATTGAAATATGATACCGCTAAAATGGTATATGATTCTTATGATGTTGTTTTGAAAAAATTCCCTGAACTGAAAGGACAGCTAGCATCTTTCAAATATAGTAGCGATTTAAAAGGTGGTACATATGCAGGTTGTGTAACATATACGGGAGAAATCAAAGCATATGGAAAATTTGCTAATTATGAAAAATTAGTTCAAGCATATGCAAATGATGTTGCTCAAGGGTTTCATCCAGTTGGTACAGACCACAACAGTATTATTGTACATGAATTAGGTCATGCCTTAGATGGATATATGTCAAAAAAGGGACTGCTTGATGGAAATGTTCACAGAACAACGAGCAAAACAGTAAAAGATATGACTCTGAAATTAGCGGGATTTGATAAGCAGGAATTAGCGGATGATTTGAAAAAACAAGGCTTGACGCTATCTCAAAGACGTGATATTTTAGAAAAAAAAGAAAGAGATTTCATAGCTGAACATGTTAGTGTTTATGCAGCAAAGTATGATTATGTTAAAAATAGAACTAAAGTAGATTCTGAACGTGAATTTTTCGCAGAATGTTTTGTAGAATATATGATGAGTGATAATCCAAGAAAAACAGCAAAAATATTTGGCGAAATTATTGAAACAGCATTAGGAAGGTGATGTAAATGTTTTCAAGTGATGCTACAGTTGAAGAAATTAGCCAATTTGAGTATGAACTGGATAAGAAAGGCTTAATGGATTATTATCATCAACTTGGAGGGAAAAAGAGCGGATTAAAAAATTTTTTAATAGATGGCTTGATAAGTTCATCAAACCCAGTGGATTCTTTAGAACTTATTAAAAGTGATTCCAAATTAAAACTGACAAATGCTGAATGGGAGTATGCAAGAAAGATTGCGTTTGAACATCTTAAGAAACTTATGATAGAAGAGTATGCAGCTACTGATGAAGAGATGAATAGTGACGAGACAAAAGAATATTTTAAATCTTTAGGTTTTGCGGATTTTTTAGAAGTTTAACAGCCACCAGTCGAGAGATTGGTGGTATTTTTATACCCAAGTTGCACCGGTGCAACACAATATAATATTAGTTATTAAGCACACATGGCAAATAGCTGTGTGTGCCTATTTTTTTTATGCCCAAAACTTAATGGCACTAAACTTTAGGGAAATGCCGACGGGCGGTAAACGGAAGAAAGGAGATAGAGTGATGAGAAAGACATTACCTATGAATTTACAGTTCTTCGCTGAGGGCGGAGATGGTAACGGCGACCAGAACGCTGGAAGCAACAACAACGGACAGGCAGGACAGCAGGGTGGTCAGAATAATCAGCAGACAGCTGGTGTTGATTATGACAAGATACAGGCAATGCTGGATAATGCAACTGCAAAGAAAGAAAATGCTGTGCTTAAAAGCTATTTCCAACAGCAGGGATTATCAGAAGATGAGATAAGTCAGGCTATTGCAACATTTAAGCAGAATAAGCAGCAGCAGACAGAACAGCAACAGAACGCTAATGCTAATCTTCAGAATGAAGTGGCAGCAGCACAGAAGGTTGCTGAACAGGCTCAGATTGAGCTTGCAGCTACAAAGGTAGCAATGACACTTGGCATAGAAGCCAAGACACTTCCATATGTACTTAAGATGGCTGATTTCAGCAAGGCAAAGGGTACAGATGGGAAGATATCAGAGGACAATGTAAAGACTGCACTTGAGCAGGTTATCAAGGATGTACCTGCACTTAAGCCGGCACAGGAAGGCAATGCTGGTTTTCAGATTGGTGCAGGACAGCAGAGTAACGGACAGCAGTCCTCTACAGGTAACAATGTAAATGTTCCAACAAAGAGATGGAACAGATTCAATTAAGAAAGGTTAAAAAGGTAATAATATGCCAAATTTGAATTACGCAGAACAGTGGAGCCCGGAATTATTAGCAATTCTTATGCAGGGCACACTTACATCACCATTTATTACAAGTAATGTCAGATGGTTAGATGCAAAGACATTCCACTTTACTCAGATGAGTGTAAGTGGTTATAAGAATCACAAGAGATCAGGCGGATGGAACACAGGAGAATATAACCAGAAAGATGTTCCTTACACAGTAACGCACGACAGAGATGTACAGTTCATGGTTGACAAGGCAGATGTTGATGAGACCAATCAGACAGCGTCTATCCAGAACATTTCACGCGTCTTTGAGCAGACACAGGTTGTACCTGAGACAGATGCATTGTTCTTTAGTAAGGTTGCACAGGCTGCACAGAATACAGAATTATACCATTCGGAAACCTCTGCAGCAGAATACACAACAGAGAATGTATTTGCTAAGCTTAAAGCTATTCTGGCAGCAGGTAAGCTTAGAAGATACAAGGCAAATGGAAGCCTTATCATGTATGTTTCTTCAGATATTATGGATAAGCTGGAAATGTCAAAGGAATTTACACGCAAGATTGAAATGACACAGATTGCAGAAGGTGGTCTTGGCATTGAAACACGTGTAACTGATATTGATGGCGTGACACTTATGGAAGTTGTGGATGATGAAAGATTCTATGACAGATTCGATTGGGATGTTGCAGAGGGCGGCTTTGCTCCGCTTAAGTCAAAGTATGTCATAACAACTGATACAGATGTAGCAGAAGGAAAGACATACTACACTAAGAGCGACAGCACTTATACAGTTGTGGCAAAGCCTACAAAGACTAATATAGCCACATATTATGAAAAGACTATTCAGGGCTCACGTAAGATTAATGTGCTTGTTGCATGTGGCCAGACATGTAAGACAGTACCTAAGATTTCATCAATCTATTACTTTGCACCAGGAGCACATACAGAAGGAGACGGATATCTTTATCAGAACCGCCAGTTAAGTGATACATTTGTATTCCCTAATGGCAAGGACGGTAATGTCGATTCTGTATTTGCTGATGTAGATCCTGCAGAAGAGATTGCAGAGTAAGCCTATGGTATATGCAAGTAAAGAGCAATACCTTAGCGAGCATAGACTTATCACAGATGAGCAGATAGAACGAAGATTAAAACAGGCGAGCCGGCATATCGACTCGCTTACTTTTAATCGAATAACATCAAGAGGATTTAATAATCTGACAGAGTTCCAGCAGGGCATACTGATAGATGTGTGCTGTGAAATGGCTGATTTTGAATATGAGAATGAGGACATGATTAATTGTGTCTTACAGAATTATTCTCTAAATGGAGTATCAATGCAGTTTGGCAGCAGTTGGAATGTCCTTGTGCAGAATGGAATAGCTGTAAAGCGTGATACATACCAGATACTTTGTCAGACAGGTTTGTGCTGCTTAAGTCTGGGGGTGTGAGTATGAAGTACCCATGTTTAATACTAAAGAGCATGTGTAAGACAGAAATACACCTTGAGATAACGCAGGAAGGCAGGAATGTCTATGGAGAACCTCTTGAACCTATTATTTGGGACGGTTTATGCAACTATCAGGACAGCGGTAAGACAGAATTAACAGTAGAAAAGGTACTTATAAAGCTTGAAGGATGCGCTTTGATACCAGGAGATATTGCACCGGAGCTTCCAGTAATTACCGAAGGTGATATAACGGTGTTTGGTGTAACAAGACATATATATAAGGGTACAAAGTGCCGTAATCCGGATGGTACAGTTAATTATGTAAGATTGGATGTGATGTAATGGCAAGGAATGTGAAATCTACAGTGAAGCTTAATATGCCTATGGTAAGGAAGCTTACGGCAGCAGCACAGGTATCGCTAGAAGGAACAATAGAGAAATTACATACGGATGTTCAACAGAGACAAGTTATGCCATATGGCGAAGATGTTGTTAAGGAAACTACTGTATATGGCAAAAGAGGACAGTTTGCTAAAAATGGAAGAGAATATAAAGGCAAAACAAAAAGAGAAGTTGTACATCAAGGTGGAAAATTGCAGGGTGAAGGAACATTTGTTGATTTATCAGATAGTAAGTCTGGCAAAGTGAGATTGGTTTCTAGTACACCATATGCAAGAAGAATGTATTATCATCCAGAATATCATTTTAATAAAGCGCAGAATCCAAATGCACAGGGCAGATGGCTTGATGATTATCTAAAGGGTGGTAAAAAACAAGATTTTGTACCTAAGGAATTTGGAAAGTTTTATAAAAAGAATGCGGGGTTGTGATGTTAGGAATAGGTGATGTAAGAGACCTTATAGCAGGTCTTGGAATAGCAACTGATGAACATGTATATTGTGGAAAGCTTGATGATAAGAAAGATAAGAGCATAGGTGTATACCATCTTAACAGGGGAGACAATGTTCAGATGGCTGTTGGGGGTATACAGAACAGCTCTTATGCTGTCAAATCCATAAGTATACTGGTTCATTGGAATAAAAGTGTCAGGGAGACTGAAAAAGTTGCACAGGAGCTTTACGACAAGCTTAGAGATATGAAACACGTAAACATTAATGACACAAATATTCTGTTTACAGAAATGCTAGTATCAGCACCGATTGAGGTTGATACAGATGATAAAGGAATATTTGAAATGGTCATAGAACTTAAATTTTGTTATGAAAGGTAGGTAGAAGTATGTCACAGAATACAAAGATAGCTGGGTATAACGCGGAAGCTACACCATTAACAGGGGTTAATCCGGTACATAAAATTCAGTTTGGAATATGTGTAACTGGAAGAAAAAACACAGACACACCGGAAACAGTAGAAACAAAGATTGTAAAAGATGCAGAGAGCTTGAACATTTCTATAGACGGAACTATCGAGGAATGGAATGCAATGGATCAGGCTGGCTGGGTAAGGAGACTTATGACAGCTAAGTCGTTAGAAATATCATTTGGCGGTAAGCGTAACTATGGTGATGAAGGAAATGATTATGTAGCAAGCCGCTTTATGAAGACAGGTCAGGATTGTAATACATGGGTATCTATTATATTCCCTAATCTTGACCAACTTCTTGTACCAGCAGTAATCAATGTAACATCTCTTGGTGGAGATGCTACAAGTATTGACGCACTTGAATGGGATGCAAAGTCAGACGGAAAGCCGACATATTTAGAATATGGAGCAGCCTAAAGAAAGAGAGGATTTGAATAATGGCAAAGACAGATTTTAAAGTAATAGATATATCTATGAAGATTACGAACCAGTTACCTATGATTTGTATTACAGAGGATTTGGTTGTTACTGTTAATAACAGAAAGAGCACAATTCTCAACATACAGGCTATGGCACAGGAAGCAGAGGGCAAGGAAAACAAGGATGATATGGCATTTATGATTAAAGGTCTTGAAATGCTTGTTGGAAAGGATGCTTCAGATAAGATTGAGGCATTAGACCTTCCTATTCCTGAATATAAGGAAATGTATAATACAATCATGCAGGTTGCTATGGGAACGTACGGCGAGGAGCAGACACCCTCAGCATGAGGTATATTATGATATATGGGATGATTGGGAGCTGATAGAAGCCAGCTTCCTGTCCCAGTATGGTATACGGTTGCGTACTGAAGATGATATGTCATGGTCGGAGTTTTGTTCTTTACTTAGTGGAATAATGCCTGAAACACCGCTTGGAAGAATTGTAGGAATCAGAGCAGAAAAAGACCCTAAAATTATAAAGGAATTCACTAAGGAGCAGAAGAAAATCCGCAACGATTGGATATTAAGAAGAAATAGAAAATTAATGGAAGACCCTGCAAATTACAATAAGTATTGGAGTGACTTCCAAAATTGGGCTAAGACCGCTTTCTCTAAGTAGAAAGTGGTCTTTTTAAATGCCGGAAAGGAGGGAGTATGTCGGATGTAGTAGGACAGATAGCTCTTGAACTTGGCATAGACAGTTCACAGATAGTTAATCAGCTTACTGGCGCTTCTAATAAGGCGGCTAAGCAGGCAACATCCATCTTTTCTGGTATGGGAAAGAAGATAGCCGGAGCTTTAAGCATTGCAGCTTTTACTAAGTTTACAAAAGATTGTATAGAAGTTGGCTCAAATGTAACAGAAGTACAGAATGTTGTAGATACAGCATTTGGAGATTTAAGCCATCAGGCGGATTTGTGGGCTTCTAATGCTATGACTAACTTCGGCTTATCGGAATTATCGGCTAAGAAGTACATGGGTGTATTTGGCCAGATGAGTAATGCTATGGGCATTACAGGACAGGCTGCACTTGATATGGCAGAAAATGTAACAGGATTAACAGGTGATGTTGCATCATTTTACAATTTGAGTACAGATGAAGCATATACAAAGCTGAAATCCATCTGGACTGGTGAAACAGAGACACTTAAGGACCTGGGCGTAGTAATGACTCAGACGAACTTGGATCAGTATGCACTTAATAATGGCTTTGGTAAGACTACGGCTAAGATGACAGAGCAGGAAAAAGTAATGCTCCAATATCAGTATGTTACTAGTGCACTGTCCAATGCCACAGGAGACTTTGTTAAGACACAGGATTCCTGGGCAAATCAGACAAGAATATTATCACTCAGATTCGAACAGTTAAAGGCTTCTCTTGGTAAAGGCTTTATAGCATTATTTACACCTATATTACGAGGCTTAAATACTGTGCTTGCAGGCTTGCAGAAGGTTGCTGATGGGTTTGCAACATTTACACAGATGCTTACTGGCGCGGATATATCTTCTTCAGCTTCTGCTATAACAGGGCTTGGAGATATAGCGTCAGACACAGCGGACAATGTAAGTGGAATAGGAGATGCAGCATCTTCTACAGCAAAGCAGATAGAGAAATCGCTGGCCGGATTTGACCAGATAGAAAAGCTTTCAGAGCCAACAGACAGCGGTAGTTCTAGTGGAGGTGGTACATCTTCTGGCGGTCTTGGTATAGACACAGGAGTAACAGCAGAATCAACAAATGTATCAAGTGCAATATCAGATATGGCATCTAAGGTCAAAAAGGCATTAGAGCCACTTAAGTCAATATCATTTGATAATCTGATAACATCACTTGATAAATTAAAAGAATCGGCACAGCCACTGACAGAAAAGTTGTTTTCAGGTTTGGAATGGGCATGGACGAATATATTTGTACCATTAGCTACATGGACAATTGAAGATGCATTACCAGCCTTTTTAGATGTTTTATCAGCAGGACTTGATGTGTTGAACAGTGCATTAGATGCACTAAAGCCATTATGGGACTGGGCATGGGATAATTTCCTTGAACCGGTAGCAGAATGGACTGGTGGAATGATAGTTGATATCTTAAAAGATCTGGCAGCAGCTCTGGAAGGAATATCAACCTGGATAAGCAATAATCAGGGACCATTTGACGCAATAGTTGTAACAATATTAGCATTTGCAGCAGCTTGGAAAGCTGTAGAACTTGCTGAGTTTATAACGAATGCGGGCGGTGTAATAGGGATTATAAAGAGCCTTACTACAACGTTGTATGCATGTACAATTGCAAAGGTAGCAGATAAAGCAGAAACATTAGCAATATGTGCATTGTATGCAAAAGATTTTATTGTTGGAATAGGGCAAACAATTGCAAAATTAGCCTCTTCCGCGGCGGCATGGGTAGCTGATACAGCAGCAAAAGTTGCTAATACAGCAGCAACAGCGGCACACACTGCAGCAACTTGGCTTGCTACGGCAGCCACAACAGCATTTGGTGTGGCAATGTCCATATTAACAAGCCCGATTACACTTGTAATTGCAGCTTTGGCAGCGTTAGGACTTGGAATATATGAATTGGTAAAGCACTGGGATACAGTAAAAGAGGCAGCAGGAATATGTTGGGACTGGATTGTAGATAAGTGGCAGTCTGCCGGAGAATGGTTTTCGGGTATCTGGGAGAGTATAACATCAGCCTTTTCTAAATTTGACGACTGGCTGCAGAATATCTTTAATATGGATTTCTCAAAGAGCTTCGGTTCATTGGGCGACATTATGAATGCATATGTTGCTAATGTGAAAAATATATTCGGAGATATTAAGAATATATTTGGAGGCTTGATTGATTTTATCACAGGAATCTTTTCAGGAGATTGGGAAAAAGCGTGGAATGGAATAATAGATACATTTAGCGGGATTTTTTCTTTACTGGCAGATGTTGCGAAAGCACCGCTCAATCTTGTTATTGGATTTATTAACGGACTGATCACAGGTGTTCAATCTGGCATAAATGCAATAGTAAGGTCTGTAAATAAGCTTAGCTTTAAAGTACCAAACTGGGTACCTGGCATAGGCGGTGAAGACTTTGGATTTCATTTGCCGGAAGCAAACTTCTCCAAGATTCCATACCTTGCACAAGGTGGATATGTTAAGCCAAACACGCCACAGCTTGCCATGATTGGCGATAACAGGCATCAAGGTGAGATTGTAGCGCCGGAGGATAAGATATATGCACAAGCATATAAAGCTGTTGAAGCTGTGATGAGTAAAACAAATGATGCGCTTGAAAGCAAGCTGGATATGATAATACAGCTGTTAATGCAGATACTTGATAGGACAGCAGATGGAGATCTTATTATGCAAGTCGGTGAGGCAGAACTTGGAAGAATTGTTAAACGTGCAATAAGTAACTATAACAGACGCTACAATAGAGTAACAATAGAGGAGTGATAGTATGGCAAATTTAGATATAGTAGCAAGTGACATTTTATTACCATCGCCAACCTCTGTTTCTCTAAATGATACGCTTTTGTGGACAAGTGATACAGGAAGAACACTAGCTGGAACAATGGTAGGAGACATAACAGGTGCATATATAACTGTTAGTCTGAAATGGCAGATGCTTACGCAGAATGAATTTAAAACATTGAAGAATGGTATAAGAGATGGGGAGAATGGTTTAAGAAAATTCTTCTCATTATTAATATCTGATTTGGATATAGATATGCAGGTATATAGAGGAGCTATAGCATACTCTGTCAGGACTGTTGGGGATGAGATAAGATATCCAGAAGTATCTGTAGATTTGATAGAAAGAGGTTAAAATGATAACGGATATAAGTACAGAGTTTAAAGAAAAGATACATGAATATATGTATAATTACATACCTAAAGCAGAGCTGTTAGTTATGAATAATGATGGATCTGTAAAAGAGACTATTACATTAGGAACAAAAAAACTTATGTCTGATGGAATATCATACAGTCAGGGGACTTCTTCTACAGATTCTTTTGATGTGGGTGCTGCTGTAATAGGCAGTGCCCAGATTGTAGTGGATAATACAGGAGATTGGTTGTCGAAGTACAACTTAGAAAACATGAAGTGTGTTTTATATGCAGGTCTTGAGATGGATGATAGAACAATTGAATACACCAAAGAAGGAGTATTCAATATGGAAAATCCGCAGACAAAATCAACAACAGTGACATTGTCCATGCTTGATAATATGTCTCTTTTAGAAAAGCCTTTAAAGAACGCAAATATACAGTGGCCTGTAACATCAGGCTATGCCTTGAAAAAGATATGTGATTATTGTGGACTGGCATTAGATACACAAACATTTAGTAATAGTGAAGTATTAATAAATGAACCGGAGGATGATATTACGTGTCTGGATGCAGTGTCCTATATTGCACAGATAGCATGTTGCTTTGCTAAATGTAATAAGGAGGGGCATTTAGAACTTAAGTGGTATAAGAAAATACCATCAAATCTTGATGGCGGACTACTTGAGGATTATGCAACAGGAGACGCAGCTTTTGGCGGTACATTGGAAGATTATGCAACAGGAGATACATTTGATGGTGGTAATTATGGAGATTTATCTACATACCATCATTTTTATATGCTGAAAGATACGCCGACAGTATATGCTAATAATACAGTTATAAGCGGATGCTGAATAGGTTATGGAGATGATAATGTATTAAGTTATGGAACTGAAGGATATGTGATTGAAATAACAGACAATCCGTTTATAACCACAACTGAAATTGCACAGGCGGTAGCAGCTGCTATTATGGATAAAGCAGTTGGAATGATATTCAGGAAAAGTAACTTTACAGCTATGTATGATCCTACAGTAGAGGCTGGAGATGTTGGATACATTAGTGATTATGCAGGTAGAACATACCCGATAATAATAAGTAATATAACTGCAACATTAGGTGGGAAGATGACAATAAGTTCAGATTCCAAGACAGCAAGCAGACAGAGTGCAGCAACTAAGGCAACAACCCAGAATCTAATTAAAAGCGCAGTAAAAAAAGAAAAAGATGCCAGGGAAAAGGCAGTTGAGAAGTTGGCACAAGACTTGGCTACATCTTCAGGAATGTTTACAACGGATGTTACAACGGAAGATGGCGGTACAATAAGATATGTGCACGACAAGAAGCTGCTTTCTGATAGTACAATCGTAATCAAGATTACCATAAAAGCAATTGGTATAAGTAATGATGGTGGCAAGACATATCCATATGGGTTAGATGTTTCTGGTAATGCAATACTTAATGACATATATGCAATAGGACTAAATGCATCTTATATAACAGCGGGAATTATCGAGGGCATTAAAATAATAATGCAGAGTGGTAGTGTTGGCGGATGGAATATAAATGGAAGAGCTTTATTTAAAGAGGTTTCATACGGAGGTAACAGCTACTGTGTGTACCTGCAGCCGCCATTAGAGAATAATCCTGAAAAAACATGGGTTCTTAGCTGTCAAAAAAATTCGATAGGGCAGTTTATATTATATGGAGATGGTAGCACAAAACTTGGCGATGTTTATACAAGTAAGGATCAGGTTGAAATAATAACCGGTTCTAAAACAGGAATAATAAATGCTAATGGAGCAATTTTTGAAACATCAACATCGGGTGTAATATCTGTTTACAGTGGAGATCGTTGCCGTATTAATGGAGATTTTTCTGTTTCTGGTACAAAAAATCGAATTGTAGAAACAAAGAATTATGGGGAACGTTTATTAAATGCATATGAAACTCCTTCACCTCTGTTTGGGGATGTTGGAGACGGTATAATCGATGAGACAGGTATATGTATTATAAGCTTGGAAGATATTTTCTCAGAAACAATTGATTTGGACAATATGTATCAGGTTTTTTTGCAGCCATATGGAGATGGTTTCTGCTATATAAAAGAGAGAAATAAGTATTTCTTTACGGTTGCTGGTTCTAGCGGATTGAGGTTTGGGTGGCATATAATGGCACATCAAGTAGGTTTTAATTTATATAGAAATGAGAAATATGAAGAGGAAACAAAAAGAGAAAACATTATTGGTATGCTTGAAGAGACTATACCGGATAATATAAATATTGAAAGATTATTGGAGGAAAATGAAGAGTGAGAAATATAAAAGGAATATCTATCGTGAGTGATGGCAACAGCAAGAGGATGGCTATAATTTATGATGAAATTGACGGCGAAGGAAAAGTAACTAATGCAAATGCGAGAGTAAATCGCGTAATTGTGGATAAGGATAACCTTGAAATTGTAAATAAGCTTGAGGATTTAGCACAGAACATAGTGGATAACCTTGAATAGGAGTGATTTAATGGCAATAGTTATGAGAAAAGGCAGACCGGAAGACTTTGATCCTACAAAAATGCTTCCGGGAGAGTTTGCAGTTACGATGGGAACGGATAGAAGGGCAAGAAAATTATACATATGTTTTGCACCAGGCATTGTTAAACAACTTGGTACATATGAAGATTTTGAGGATCAGATACAGGATGCTACAGATGCCATTAAGCAACAGTACTTAATGGCGTTCAATGAAATATTAACACAGATAGAGGCAGATAAAAACACTGCGGCGGAAGAGTATTCCTATGTTGTTAATTTTAAAAATTTGTTAGATAAAACATATGTGCCGGATATAACGAAGGGTGTTAATGCGGCGGCAAGTAGTGCGAAAGCGGCGGCGACATCGGAGAGTAATGCAGGCACATATAAGAATAGTGCAGCTTCCAGTGCCACGGCAGCAGCTAACAGTGCGAAAGTGGCGGCGACATCGGAGAGCAATGCAGGCACATATAAGAATAGTGCAGCTTCCAGTGCCACGGCAGCAGCTAACAGTGCGAAAGCAGCGGCGACATCGGAGAGCAATGCAGGCACATATAAGAATAGTGCATCTTCTAGTGCCAGTACAGCAGAAAGTGCAAAAACAGCGGCAGAAACATACAAAAATAATGCGCAAACCTATATGAATAATGCGAAGAACTATATGGATGCGGCAAAAACGGCGGCGGCTTCCATAACAGGAGCCCTAAAACCTAAAGGGACTGTTGCTTTTGCTAATCTTCCAAATATAAATAGTGTCGAATCTGGTGCAATGTATAACATTAGTACAGCCTTTACCTCGAACAGTATATTTAAAGATGGCGGGAATATCACATATCCTGCGGGAACAAATGTGTATAAGACAGAAGACGGTATGTGGGATTGCTTAGGAGGAGAACTAAGCGATTACCTGATGAAGGCAGATGTTGATACAGCTGTTGAGGAAGCAATGCCAGATTACACGGCAAGTTCGACTCTACAGGAGTTAGTGGCCGGAGAGAGTATTAAATCTGCGTTTGGGAAGATTAAAACGGCTATTAAGAATGTAATAGCCTTGGTTAAAATGATGGGGACAACAGACATTTCTAAAATTGGAAACGGGACAGTAACAGGAGCAATAAGCACGCAGGCATCATCAATAAGTGCACTAAACTCCAATATAGTAATTGAACATTATAAATTTGATTTAGTTAATGGGGAATACGTTGGTCAAAAAGATTATAGTTTTAATAAATCTGTAAAAAAGAATGGATATTCCGCTATAGGAATCGTACAGTATTCACTTGATGGAGATTACAGCACATGGATGATGATAACACAACAATCATTAGTCAATGATATATATCATATAAGAATACGAGGTTATACGGACTTCAGCATAAATTCTCTATTGTTTATATATGTTAGTATTTTATATATGAAAAACACTTAATAATTTAAATTCTAGTCCATGAACCTGAGTTAATTCGATATTGTAGAAAAGTTCCTACACATATTTGATATCTTATATTTTCACCTAAAGAATTGTCTGTTTTTTGAATAATAATTCCTATGTCGGCAGTTGGCACAGAAACGCCAGTATTTTGCCCCACCCATGTGTTAAATAAAAACAATCCATCCTTTAATGAATTAAAATCACTATTTGTATTAAGTGTACCAATATCTGTATTAACTTTATTGGAGTTTAGTTAACATTGTAAGTTATAATCTTTGCAAAAACGGAGGTTATACAACAATGGAAGAACAATTAAGAAAAGAACTAATGATGGCAACGGCTAATGTATTGGGGGAGAAAGCAGCGAGCAAGCTGGAGATGGCATTTACAATAGTCTTACACAAATACAAGGTGGAAACAAAAAATACAGATATTATCATATATGACAATTCTAATGCTAGAATTCTTAGAAATTATATAGCTTCGCTGAGGCTAGAGGGAAAAAGCGAATTAACATTAGAACAATATTATAGAATAATAAATATGTTTCTTAGGACGGTAGGAAAGCCAGTTAAACAGATTACTACGGGAGACATTAGATATTACCTGGCAAGATATATGGCAGATAGAAAGGTAGAGAAGACTACTCTGGATAACCAGAGGCGAGCAATCTCTGCCTTTTTCTCTTATTTGGCAGCAGAAGAATATATAGACAGAAATCCTATGTTGCGAATAAAAAGAATCAAAACCGACAAAAGAGTAAAGAAACCATTCACGGATATGGAATTGGAACAATTGCGGAATTATACAGAAAATATTAAAGAAAAGGCCCTGATGGAGTTCCTTTTATCTACTGGTTGCAGAGTTACAGAAGTTGCAAGACTGCACATTCAAGACATAGATTTTAATAAAAATGAAGTAGTTGTATATGGTAAGGGTGATAAAGAAAGAGTCGTTTATATATCGGACAGGAGCATGTATTATTTGCGGTTATATTTGGAATATAGGAAGGAAGAGCATAATACATCTGTATTTTTAAATCGAAATCATTATGGGATGACAAAGCATAATATAGAAGCGTTATTTAGCAAACTGGGAGAGAGAGCTGGAGTGAAAAAGGTGCATCCGCATAGATTTAGGAGAACATTTGCAACAAATGCACTTAAACGAGGTATGTCGTTACAGAATTTACAGAAATTAATGGGACATGAGAGTGTAGACACCACAATGGGATATTGTGATGTAGCTGAAATAGGAATCCAGATGGAATTTAGGAAAGTAGCTTAACTGCACTAAACTCCAATATAGATTTAAAAATTAATAAAACTGCATTAGCTCCAATATTAGAATATAGAGAAATGCAAAGTAATACGAATTTTAACGATTGTTCTGTATCTGGTATATATCTATCAGGAGCAACTCAATTACAACCCAATGCACCTGTTAATCCTGACAATGGTTATCTATTAGTATATAATATCACAGGAATAAGGCAGATTTGGATTAGCACTTATCAAATGACAAATAAAACCCGTTATTATAAGAACGGTAATTGGAGTAATTGGGTGGATTTTGGCTAATTAATTTTGATATAAATAACTATATACTTTGAACCCTCACCGATTTTATCCGAAAACCACGCAACATATTCTCCTGTTGAAGCGTCCATCCAATTTGTTTTATTAAAACCAACAGTATGAATATTATCAGAGGGGTGTCCATATATTACCGCTATTGGCGAGTAACCCTCAATAGCATCAAAATACTCATATACATTATTAGTTTGAGTATTATACATTTTAATTTTTACCAACTCAGATATATTGGAGTTTTGTGAACATAAATCTGAAAAAATAAATTAAGAAAATCCATAAATGGTTATGTTTATTTGCTATACATATTTTTGCCAGCCTTAAGGCTGGCTTTTTAAATACAAGGAGGTATTCCCAATGTACTATGATGATTCTTAGATTGAAAATGAACAAAAAAATAAGAGCTGCACCGGCCTTGAACCAATGGCAACTTATAACTTTAAGGAAAGGGGAAGTGCATGATTGAAACTATCATAACAGCAGTTGTTACATTGGTTGTTTGCTTGATTAATAACTATGTAATGCACAATAAGACCATAACATTGATTGATTATAAACTGTCCGAGTTAACAAAACGAGTTGATAAGCATAACAATGTTATTGAAAGGACATTTAAACTTGAAGAATTGACCGCACTCCAGGAAGAAAAAATTAAGGTCGCAAACCATAGAATTGAAGATTTAGAGAAGAAAGGGTAAGGGTGATTAAAATGGATATTACACAGATGGGAACCGTTCTTGCAATTGTGGTTATTACCTATTTGATTGGTACTGCAGCAAAGCAGGTTAAGCAGGTTAAGGATGAAGCTATTCCTGTAATTGTAGGTGTTTCAGGTGGCATTTTGGGAGCTGTAGGAATGTTTGTTATTCCTGATTTTCCTGCGAACGACATTATGAATGCAATTGCAGTTGGTATTGTGTCAGGACTTGCATCAACAGGTGTTAATCAGGCATATAAACAGATAACAAAAAAGTGATACTTAAAGCAAGAATATTTATTATTTAAGGAAGGTGTAACAGCCTTCCTTTTTTGAATCTAAATATTATAAAGAAAGAAGGATAAATAATATGAGAACATTTCCAACAATTAATACAAGATATGAACATGTAAACAATTTTATAAATACTCTTGCACCTGTGGTGTGCAATGCATGGGTTAAGTATAGAAGAGAAGGAAAGAAGACAATTAGTCCGGCTGTTATTTTAGCACAGGCTGCTAAAGAATCTGGCTGGAACTTAGATGCAAGCACTCTCTTTGGAATCAAGGGTGCAGACATTGAATGTGATACAACAGAGTTTATTAACGGTACATATGTTAATATTAAAGCTGGATTTGCAAAATATCCTAACACAATGGGAGCTGTATATGGATATTTGGATTTAATGCAGTGGGATAATTATAATGATGCTACATCTGCTAATACGGTTGAAGGTGAGTTGTATGGTCTTACAAATGCTGTCAATAATGCGGATAGAGATGCAGATGGTAACTGGGTTGGCTATAATTATGCTACAGCTCCAGATTACTATGAAACAACACTTGCGATTATCAATGATTTTGGACTTAGAGTGTTCAATGATTATGTTTGGAGTGTGGTTAATGATTCAGAAAATGAAGAAAACATTGAGCAGCCATCACAGGAACTTGACGAATCTGTAATTGATGCAATTTACCGTGGTGAATATGGTGATGGTGATGAGCGCAGACAGAAGCTGGAAGCTGCAGGCTACAACTATGCAGACTATCAGGCGGCCATGGAAGCTAAGTATTATTCTTCTAAGTATGATACACCAGCAGAAAGTGAGGAAGAGCCGGAAGAGGGAACATCGCAGGAGGCAGAAGAAAGAGTGGCAGTTGTAGAACCAGGAGGAAGTTTCTGCCAGATTGCAAGAGATTACCTTGGAGATGAAGGCAGAGCAGCAGAACTTGCAGAGCATAATGGAATGACACTTGATGATATGCTTTATGCAGGTATGGAGTTAAGACTTCCCAACTAATTATTCACTTATACAACAGTGTATATCATACTGGATTGCACATATAACAGCATTGTGATAACATATATAAATAGGTAGAAAGACAGTCAAAATGTGTACAATGTAACAGTGTACACATTTTGTACACAATATGGATTAAATAATGTTGATTTAGAATAAATCAGAATAATCTAATATAAATATGTAAAGCCCTTAAACCTGCATAAATGCTGATAAAAACAGCATAATAATAAACACAAATAAATTATAAAAATTTGATTTCAAAGTTGGGTAACAACCCAATGGTAGGCGCTACTGTAGCTGTAGCTGTTTCTATTGAGGAAGCTGCTAAGAACGGTAAGTTCTAATTAAGAATTATATTAAAACCGTATAATATGGACTTAAGAGCCTATCACATCAGATTGATGTGGTAGGCTCTTTTTAAATA